GCCGCAACCCGGTTCTTGCATGCAGCATTGCAGCCAGCAACGGACGCCTTCCCCGAAGCGAAGGGGCCACTCGTCGACATCCGGAACGAGCATCTCGGCATGGAGGATCCATCCGAGCTCGAACCACGTGAGATGTTGTCGGAGGCACTCGCAGTTCATCAGGCCGCCCTACGGCTTCTCCGTCACAAACCGAACTTTGGTCACCCGCCCGCGCGGGACCACAAGTCATGTGTTAATTGCGGAGTTATGCCCGTGGGGAAGTACAGGTGGAAGCACCGCCAGTGCAAGGACTGCACGGCAAAGATGGACACCCTAGGCTATGTGACATGGTCTGGCTACCAAGTCCAGGAGAACCTCCAGGTTCCGACTTGCTATCCAGGCATTGTGTACCGCCGGGGGGAACAGCATCCGCCACCGCAGGCGAAGTGGGACAAAGTGAGTATCCCAGCGAAGGGCCTGAAGGTGTGCTGGCACACGGCAAGAGTGCAGGCGAGGTACGGTGAGAGGGTTAACAAATGGGCAGATATGGAAAAGTCCGATCTGTCTAAGCTTGTTGTCCCGGATCCGCCGCGCTTTACCCACGCTCTATGCGGCATTGGTTGCAGCGGCGCTGCACCCATGGTCTCTGTCGCAACGGCCTACACACAGGCTAAGGCCGTCATGTGCCGATTGTTTCGGGAGGTACCAAAGGCTAGCTGGGGCTCAGGACCCAAGCCAGGCCGATGGCTATGGGCTCGCAGGTTCGCCCACCTGCTGCTCCCGAACTTTCAAACGAGGCCAATGGAGCGCGAAGAATGGCTGGAGACCATGCCTTCTAGACGGAGGAAGGCATTGGAACAAGCCTGTGAGGACTACCGTCGGGCTGGGTGGAAACGGGGATACGCCAAGTTCAAGGCGTTTGTTAAGACTGAATTCCTCCCCGGATTCACCCAGGGCGCGCATGGTGACGTCTCGCGGTTGAAAGAGATGGTTGATCGCATCATCCAAGCTCCCAACGAAGTCACCCATGTGATTGCCGGCCCATTCCTCAAAGCCCTGACCCACTTACTCAAGGAGAAGTGGCCAGTTGATAACGCACTGTTTTACGCCTCAGTGTGTCCTAGTGACCTTAAGCGGTTTTTGGACATCATCAGTGACGGCGAACACTGCTACTTCTGGTCGGACTTCGTCCAGTTTGAGAACTCCCACTCCAACGACACTTGGGACTTCATGGAGTGGTTGTATGGTGACCAGGGCCCAGACTTCGCGAAGGTGATGGCGGCATGGCGCCGCCCAGGCGGGTCCATTGGACCGCTGAAGTACCAAGCCCGGACCATGAATGCGAGCGGCAGAGATGATACCGCGTTGGCAAATGCAGTGCTGAATGGTGTTGCCACCATGCTTAGCGTTTGCGCCGCATACCATGGGTGCTCACTGGATGAGCTTACCGAGGCTAAGGTGCTGAGCACCCTGGCGAATGTGCGACTTGGTGTTTGTGGCGATGACTCCCTGGGGATGCTTCCCCGCTGGGATGCAGCTCGGCTTCTGGCCTTTAAAGCTGCGGTAGCTGCGAACATTAGGGAATTCGGCTTCAACGCGAAGCTCGAGACCTCAACTCGCATAGAAGAGTGTGTCTTCCTTGGCATGAGACCTTACCCTGTGGGGGGTCAATGGTACTGGGGAAAGACCATTGGCAGGGCCACATATAAGATGGGTTGGAGCCTGCAGCCACAGTTAAGGGACGTTATGGCGCATATCACTGGCATTGCCGACATGCATGTCAAGTGTTCGAGCCACGTCCCCATTTTGGCTGACCTCGCCCTGAAGATTTGTGAGCTCCGCCAGGGGGCAAAGAGAACACCGGTTTGCGCTGACAAGGCAAAACCATGGGAGTGGACACTCGAGTCTGGGGTGGCTTATGACGATAGCACCCTCC